GCAAGATTGAATCGCTAGTAAGTAGAATGACGACGTTTGCTGATATGATTCAATTAACACATTTAAAATTACAACAGGTTATGTCACGTATGGTGCCTGATGGTGTTTATTTAGATGCTGATGGCTTAGCTGAAATAGATCTTGGTAATGGTACTAATTATAATCCTCAGGAAGCTTTAAATATGTTCTTCCAAACTGGTAGTGTTATTGGTAGATCTATGACTCAAGATGGTGAATTTAACTCAGGTAAAGTTCCTATACAAGAAATTACAAGTGGCTCTGGTGGTGGTAAGTTAGGCGCTTTAATACAAGCGTATAACTATTACTTACAAAACATGAGAGACGTCACTGGCTTAAATGAAGCTAGAGATGGTAGCACACCAGATAAAAATGCTTTAGTAGGTGTACAAAAGTTAGCAGCAGCTAATAGTAATACCGCAACAAGACATATATTACAAGCTGGCTTATTTTTAACATTAAAAACAGCTGAAGCTTGCTCATTAAGAATATCTGATGTACTAGAATATGCTAATACTAAAAATCAATTTGTTAACTCATTAGGTAGATTTAACGTTGCTACATTAGATGAAGTAAAAGAACTTCATTTGCATGACTTTGGTATATTTATAGAATTAACACCGGATGAAGAAGAAAAACAAATGCTTGAAAATAATATACAAGTAGCTTTACAGCAACAACAAATATCTCTTGAAGACGCTATTGATGTTCGTGATGTTAAAAATTTAAAGTTAGCTAACGAATTATTAAAAATAAGAAGAAGACAAAAAATAGAACAAGATCAAGCTATATCACAACAGAATATACAAGCGCAAGCACAAGCAAACGCTCAATCATCTGAAGCAGCTGCTGCCGCTGAAATACAAAAGCAGCAAGGCATAGCGCAAAGTAAAGTACAAGTCAATCAAGCTCAGTTGGAGTTTGATATTAAAAAAATGGAGACAGAGGCAATGATTAAAAAAGAACTTATGCAACATGAATTTGATCTTAACTTAAGGCTTAAAGAAATGGATTCGCAGGTGATTAAAGATAGAGAGAACGCTAAAGAAGATCGTAAAGACGAGAGAACTAGAATACAAGCTACTCAACAGTCTGAGATGATTGAGCAAAGAAAAAAAGATTTACCAGCTAAAAGGTTTGAGTCAGCGGGCTTTGACAATTTAGGTGGTTTTGACCTAGAGCAATTTGAGCCTAGGTAAATTTATTAATTTTATAATATTATATTATGGCTAGAAAAAAGAAAGCAAAAGAGGTTGTTGAAGAGGTTGTTGACACTAAAGTTGAAGAAACTAAAGTTGAAGAAACACCTATTGAAGAACCTAAAAAAGATACTGGCTTCCAGGAAGACGGTACATTTAAAGTAAAGTTAACTGAAAACAACGAGGAAGAAGTAAAAGAAGAAATAAAAGAAGAGGTTGTTGAAGAAGTTACAACTGAGGAAAAAACTACAGAAGAACAACCAGTTATAGAAGAAATAACTGATGAAGAACCTCAGGTAGAAACAACAACAGAAACAAAAGAGGTTGTTGAGGAGCAAGTACAAGAAATTAAAGATAATTCTCCAGAGGTGGAGTTGCCAGACAACATTCAAAAGGTCGTGGACTTTATGAAAGAAACTGGCGGTACGCTTGAAGACTACGTTAGGCTCAATGCGGACTATTCAAAAACCGATGATGGTACTTTATTAAATGAGTATTATCGACAAACTAAACCACACTTATCTCAAGATGAAAGAAACTTCTTAATGGAAGATTCATTTTCATATGACGAAGAGATAGATGAGGCAAAGGATGTAAAGCGCAAACAACTTGCTTATAAAGAAGAGGTTGCAAAAGCTAGAAACCATTTAGAGCAAATGAAAGGTAAGTATTATGAAGAGGTCAAAATGGGCTCAAGATTAACACCTGAAGCTCAAAAGGCTATGGACTTTTTTAACCGCTACAACAAAGAGCAAGATCAAGCGCAGAAACTAACGTCAAAACAACAAGCAAATTACGAAAAAAAGACCAACGAGGTTTTTAATAATGAATTCAAAGGTTTTGAGTTTAAAGTCGGCGAAAAAAGGTATCGTTATAATATAAACGATGTCAATACAAACAAAGAGGCGCAGAGTGATTTAATACAAGTATTTAGTAAGTACGTTGGTAACGATAATTTACTAAATGACGCTAAAGGTTATCACAAAGCATTGTTTGCTGCAAGAAATGCTGACGCTATTGCGAATCACTTTTATCAACAAGGTAAAGCTGATGCTATAAAAGAGGTTAACATGGATTCAAAAAATATTAATATGGATCCAAGAAAATCTAGCACAGTTGAGTCTGATGGGATAAAATATAGAGTGATTGGTGGCGATGATAGTTCTAATTTAAAATTTAAACTTAAAAATTATTAATTAACTATAAAAATTTAAAACTATGAGTGCAGTAAGTTTTGGGTCGAATATATCAGGATTTAGTTCTGGTGACCCTATTATTCCCGCTGCTGGTATTGTAACACCAGCCGCACAACAAATGACGCTTAGCACAAACTACTTAGATATTAGAGGAAGTGGTTGGGCACAGCAATATTTACCTGAGCTTTATACAGCTGAGGTAGAAAAATACGGAGATCGTTCTTTAGGCGGTTTCTTAAGTTTTTTAAGCGCTGAGGAAGCTATGACTTCTGACGAAGTAATTTGGTCAGAACAAGGTAGACTTCACTTAGCTTACACTGGTGAAATTAACCCAGTAACTGGAGCAATTGATGCTATTAAAGGTATCGATAGTAACGCTACAGAAGCACACGCTATTAGAAAAGGAGCTACAGTAGTAGCTGTTGTTAATAACGTTGTATTTAAAGCTTTTGTTAAAGTAGGTAGCGAAAACGCAACTAACGCTTTAACAATCAAGCCTTACGGAGCTGAAAACGTAGATGATTTAGCTGGTATCGCAACAACTGATAACCAAGCAATTAAATTCTTTGTTTACGGATCTGAATTTAAAAAAGGAACAGGTGCAATGGGCAACTCTATTGAGCCTAAATTCCAATCATATTCTAACAAGCCTATGATTATCAAAGATCACTTTGAAATTAACGGTTCTGACGCTGCTCAGATCGGTTGGGTTGAAGTATCTGGAGAAGCTGGACAAAACGGTTTCTTATGGTATGTAAAGTCTGAGGCTGATACTAGAAAAAGATTCGAGGATTACTTAGAAATGGCAATGGTTGAAGCGGAAAAATCTGCAGGTACAGCTGATTCTGATATTCCTGCTGGTTCTGAAGGTTTATTCGATGCTATCGATAATAGAGGTATTGTTGCAGCTACAATGTTTGACGATGCTACTGAAACAATTGCTGATTTCACTACTCTATTAAAAGAGCTAGATAAGCAAGGTGCTATTGAAGAAAACTCGCTTTTCTTAAACAGAGATTCAAACATTAACGTTGATGATGCTTTAGCTGATGTTTCTAAAGGATCACAAGGTGGTGTTGCTTATGGATTATTCAATAATTCAGAAGACATGGCACTTAATTTAGGTTTCACTGGTTTTAGAAGAGGTTCTTATGACTTCTATAAAACTGACTGGAAATATTTAAATGACGCTTCTACTAGAGGTTTAACTGGTGGTGTTGCTGGTGTATTAGTACCAGCTGGAACTACTTCAGTTTATGATCAATCTTTAGGTAGAAATATGAGAAGACCATTCTTACACGTAAGATATAGAGCTTCACAAACTGATAACAGACAAATGAAAACTTGGGTTACTGGTTCTGTGGGTGCTGCTACATCTGGAGATGATAAAATGGAAGTACACTACTTATCTGAAAGATGTTTAGTTGTACAAGCTGCAAATAACTTCGTGTTATTTAAGTCATAATCATTACTAAAAGAGTTAGGGTGCTTCGGCGCTCTAACCCTTTTTATTTTTAAAATTTTATTATATTATATCATGAAAAAAACAAAAACACAAGCTCCTAAGTGGGAGGTAAAAGACAGAATTTATGAACTAATGGGCCAGACAAAGCCTATAGTTTATATACTAAAAAGTAACAATTTACTATATTTTGACGAGGAGAAAGGATATGAAAGAGAAGTTAAATACAGTGAAAATCAAAAAACAGTATTTGTTGATGAAATGAAAGGTGAAGTTAGATTATCACATATTATTTTTAGAGATGGTCAACTTTATGTACCTAAAGAAAAACAAACACTACAAAAATTATTATCTATATATCACCCGCAACTGGGTAAATCATATAAAGAATACGATAGTGTTGAAATAGCAACAAGCGATCTAGATATACTAGAAATGGAAATAGAAGCATTAACAGCTGCTAAAAATCTAGATATTGATCACGCTGAGGCTATATTAAGAGTTGAACAAGGTAGTTCAGTAAGTAATATGACATCTAAAGAAATAAAAAGAGATGTTTTGGTATTTGCTAAACAAAACCCACAATTATTTCTTGATTTAATGCAAGATGATAACGTTGAACTTAGAAACTTTGGTATTAAAGCGGTAGAAGCTAACATATTAAGTTTATCGCAAGATCAAAGAGAATTTTTATGGACTAGTAACAAAAGAAAAGTTATGACAGTCCCGTTTGATGAGCATCCATATTCTGCTTTAGCATCTTATTTTAAGACTGATGAAGGTATGGAAGTTTATAAAAACATAGAAAAAAGATTAAAATAATTAATCACTTTATAGAGTAGTCACTCTATTGGGTGACTACACTATATAAAAAATAAGTTATGGCAATAAACGTAAATAACGTATACAAATCTGTATTATCAATTTTAAATAAAGAGCAAAGAGGCTATTTAACTGCTGATGAGTTTAACAGGATGGCTAAGCAAGCGCAGTTAACTCTATTAGATCAAGCATTTGCCAT